TGAACCCTTCGAGGTAGCCGATTGCACGGGCGGCTTTCTCCCTGTCGGTCATTCGTCCGATCCCTCCAATCTCTCACCGCACCACGGGCAGAACCGCACGTGCTCATGCCGCCACGGCGTCACGTGGTCGAGGTGCCATGTCATCCACTCGTCGTCGCAATCGCGCCGCCCCAGCACCCAGCCGCCAGGCTCGGGCCACTGGAACTCATAGCCGCTGTCCGCGTAGCACCGCAGGCTGAACCCCTCGGGCATGAGGGCGCATCGGTGCGTGGCGAACTCCACCTTCGCGCGCTTCATGCCAGCCTCCCAGTCGCCGCGTGCATGTACTGCCGCCACGTCCAATGGCAGCGCGTCAGCCTGTCCAGGCTCCAACGGTCGGAGCAGTACCAAACGTCATCGCGGAGTAATTCAAGCCATTCATCTGCCGTTCTAGCCTTTTCCGCTTCATCGAGATGCAACCGCTCCCAATTCCCTTGGGCGAGGTTGCGCCACATGAAGTCGATGGCCCTGCGGGTGAACCGCTCGCTGATTAGGATGGCCTCGAAAACCCGCCGCCACAGCCTCTCGACCTCGGCTGGCGAGCAGTCTGACGTCCTGGTGTAGCGGCACAGCTCCATGCTGCGCTCGTACGCCCCGCTCATTCGTCCACCGCCACCAATCCCAGTTCCTCGAACCGCGCCTCGAACTCCTCGTCGCGCCTGCCTGGGATGCGCAGCTCCCAGACGTAGGGCCACACGTCCTCCAGCAGCGATTCCAGCTCGCGGATGCGCTTGTCCTGCTCGATTAGCTGCATTGCCTGCTCGTGGTTCGCGTCCATGTACGCCGCTTCCTTTTCGCGCAAATCCTCGATGACGCGCTCCTGGCGGTTTATCTCGATGACGCTCGCCGCGTTCATGTCCCTGCACCTCGCGATGCCCTCGATTAGCCTGTCGTGGCGCTCGCGAGTGAACTCGCGCGGCACGTCCATGCCCATGGCCCTGAACACGTCCGCGTACCGCTCGTGCAGGTCCCCTTCGTTGAAGCTCACGCGATCACCTCCCTCATGTCGTAGATTTCCATGCCCGGGCGCATCCCGCCGCGCTCGGCGTCCCGCATCATCGCCAGCGGGTCGGCTGCGTGCTTGGCGCAGTCGTACACTCGGCATACCGTCGGCCGCGCGTCGTAAACCATGCAGCGATTGTCCACGTCGAGCAACGGGCAGCGCATGTCCAGCGTGCCAGGCTGCTCGGGCTCGATTTCCAGCTTCCGTGCCGCGTGGCGCAACGCGACTGTCTCGTGCGGGAACAGCGGTAGGAACCTCCCGCAGCACTCGCCGCACCCCTCGTGCGTCCCTCGCGCCGAGTAGCAGTCGCTCGCGCCCTGGGTTTGCAAGAGCGCGGCGTGCACGGATTCGGCTAGAGTCGCCATGTGTCCACCTCCTCAGTCCAGCACTTCGCACGACTCGTTGTAGAACGTCCGCACGAAGCGCTCCTTCCTGCCGTCCTCGTAGTCCACGGTTATGCACGCTATCTCGCGCTCCATGAGGTTGAGCGACAGCGTGAACTCAAGCTCCCGCGGGTCGGTGAAGACGATTCGAATGTCCGCCCTCCGCTCCCGCTCTTGCTTGGCGTCTGAGACGGTTCTCGCACCGCCTACAGTCCGATTGCGTGCATAACCGATAAGTTGCCCGTCTTTCATTCCCGTACGCCCTCACGGGCGTCTGAGCGCTCGTAGCGAACTCCGTGCAGCTCGATAGCGGTAATGCGGCCGTCGTGCATCTCCCAGGCCTCGTCGGGGTCTAGGCGTATAAAGTCCACGCCGCCGTAGGTCAGCGTGCGCAGCTCCGAGGTGTCCATGCCGTCGTAGGCCAGCGGCACGTCGATGTGGGTCGGGGATTTCGCGTGGGTCGGCTCGGTGAGCTCCCCGCGCTTGCACAGCGGTTGGTCCCATCCCATCACTTCCCCCCTTTCAGCCCCAGGAGCCAGTCGGCGCTCACGCCAAGGCACCTGCACAGCTTGGCGAGCGCCCATGCGGACGGGTTTCGCTCCCCCCTCGCGAGCGCGAGCGCTGTGTTGTAGTGGATTCCCGACTCGGACGCGAGCCGTTTGACGGCCATGCCCCTTGAGTCCATGGCCTTGCGGACCCGCTTCCCCAGGGCGCGGGTGAAGTCATCGGGCGCTGGATCGTTAATCATCCCTAGCCACCTCCTCGATGTCTATGCGGATGCCCGGAATCCTGCTGTAAATCTTCGTCGCGTGCTCGCTGAAGACCTGGCAGTCGTCCTCCCACCATCCGAGCTTGGTCATGATGTCCTTGAGCCCCTTCTGCAAGTTGTCGGTGTCGGGCTTGTCCACGTGGGGCTCGCCGTCGGCATGGCCGTCCGCGGGGAAGCACCACGTGACGTCGAGCAGGACGGCGCCGGGTTTCGCGATGGGCTTCTCGGGTCTCCACGGCTCGATGTGCGCCCAGAGCGCGTCGCGCGCCCTCTCCCAATTCGCCGACGGCCGGAACTGCGGACGGTACTTCCCCGTCCTCTTGTCGCGGACCACCGACACCTGATGCTCCTGCTGCGTCGCGGTCGGCGGCTCGAACGCCATGAAGAAATGGTAGCTATCCGCCATCGCTAGTCACCGAGATCCATGACGGTTTGCGTCGGGTAGATGATGACGCCTACGGCCTGACCCGTCATTCGAGCGAGGTTTGGTATCTGTCCCCATGAGTCGTAGTCGAGCTCGAACGTGATCGTCGCCTTCTTCGCGTCGATGTTCGTCTTCGTCATCGTCGCCGTGATTTCGATTTGGTTCATTTCGTCTCTCCTTCGCTTTCTTTTCGATTCGGGATTCGGGGGTTGGGGGCTCCCTCACTGCGTAGGGAGGGGAGTGGCGTGAGCGTTAACGCCACTCCCTCACGCAGGGAGGGGGGGATACCCCCTTTATATAAGGGGTGTTTTCCCTGGGTCATCCAATGTAGGGAGAACCGAAACGTCGTTTATGGGTTCTCCCTGTTCCCTGGGTGTCTCAACGAGAGTCAGCAGCTTACTCTTCTTGTCGCCCGCGACGCTCTTCGTTTTCTGCACCGGGCACCACGACGAGTTGCGGTCCTTGCTCCACTCGTCGACCTTGCTCCGCGTGACTTCGATGCCCTCGATGTCGGGGAAGCAGTCGTACACGTTCGTGACGGTCGGCTCGTTGCCAAGCTCCTCGCACCGCCTGAGCGCGGCCGTGAACGCCTCCGCTATCGCCTTGTGAGCCTTCTCGGCCTTGGCGCGGTTCGCCTCGGCCGCCTTCTTCGTGTCCTCCTCGGACCATCCGCGGCGTCCTCTCCCTTTGCCCTTTCCGCTTGGTTGCTCTAAACCGGCCTCCCCGCATTCCGCGAGCGCGTCGTCGACGACGTGCAGCGGCCAGTCGAACCAAGCGCTGACGGGCCTGAAATGAGGGAACTCGCGAAGCGTCCCCTCGATTCTCCACGCGGTGAGCGCCCCCTGCGAAGCCTTGGCGTTCTCGGCCGCGGCCTTGAGGTCGGCCGCTTGCTCGTCCATGTCCCCGAGCGCCATCCACTCGAGCACGGTCGGCAGCGCGTTGGCTTCGACCTTGCGCGTCACGTCGGGAAGCGCCGCCCATGCGTCGGCGCACCCCATGTCGACGGCGGCCGCCTCGCACATCCCGCAAATCTTGTCGTTCACATGCTTCCACTTCGTCCCCTCGTCGGCGTCGAGCTCGACCATGTCGATAATGGCGTCGGGATCGCGCCCGAACACGCCCGACCCGCTCGCGCGGTCGATGGAGCGCTTGTCTGCCTGGCTTCCCTTCGAGTGGTGGTGGCAGTAAATCGCCGACACCCCCGCCTGGTCGCACAGCTCGTCGAAGAGGTTCGCGAACGCCGCCATGTCGCCGGCGCTGTTCTCGTCGCCCGTGATGACCTTGTAGATCGGGTCTATGACCACGACCTCGGTCCCGTGCTTGAGGCAACGCCTCACGAGCTTCGGGAGCAGCTTGTGCATGGGCTGCGCCTTGCCCCGCAGGTTCCATACGTCGATGTACCCTGCGGTCGGGCTCACCCCGAGTGCCTCGTACATGTCGTTGAATCGGTTGAAGCACGAGTCCTCGTCGAGCTCGAGGTTCACGTACATCACCTTTGACCTGCGGCACTTGAACCCGAACCATTCGAGACCTTCCGCGAAAGCGATGCACAGGTTGATGAGCGCGAAGCTCTTGCCCGCCTTCGACGGGCCGCTCACGAGCATCTTGTGCCCGACGCGCAGCATCCCCTCGATGAGCGCGGGCTTGAGCGCCGGCAGGTTGTCACCGAGCATGTCGGTCAGCTCGACCACGTCGGGCAGCTCGTCCGTGGCCTCCTCGTACCACTCGCACCACTCGTCCCAGTCACCCGCGCCCTGGTTCAGGCATGCGAGGAACTGGCGCCGTCCCTGGCGCCTGACGCCCGGCATGCGGCACATGCGGCTGGCGTTCTTGTTGGCCTTGTCGACGGCGATTCCGTTCTTCTCGCATCTCGCGTAGAGCGTTTCCACGCGCTCGCGGTACTGCTTGGCGTCCTCGGCGTCGACGCGCACGATGGCGTGCAGGCTCTTGTTTCCCGAATCGACCATCGCGGCGACGGGCAGGTTGAGCTGCTTGACGATTGCGGCGAACTTGCCCTGTGGCATCTCGTCGGACTCGAGCAGCGCGAATCGGTGGGCCGTCACGTTTGCGTTGCCGACCCCCGTGCCGTCGAGCGGGTTGAACCTGATCCACGCGCCCGACTCGTCGTGCAGCGTGGATGACAACCCGCCCTCGAGGCCCGACTTCCCCACGGCCTCGTACACGTCGCCCATCGTGCGCGTGTACACGCCTCGGGAACCGGGCTTGTACTTCACGGTACCGTCTGCGCGCTGCTCCTCCTCGTAATCGCACACGTACCCGATGCGCTCCGACGGCTCGAACAGCGCCGACAGGAACGATTGCAGCTCCTCGACCTCATGGCCCTCCGGGTACATCGGGTGCACGTCGGCATCGTACTCGCCCACGCTCGCCGCGTCGACCAGCACGGGATCGTCCTCGACGTTGCCGCCGATGACGGAGTCCCACGAAAGCGCCCTGTGCGGCTTGTCGTGCTCGTCTGACCACGTTCCGCGCCACCCACGCTCCTGCGCGAGCTTGACGATGGTGCCGCCCGTGACGGGGCTCCCGACGTTGCGCCCGAACGTCGACCATTTGTAGGACAGCTTCTCGAGCCGCTGTTCGTGGTCGTGGCGCACGTCCCTCGAAGTCCACGCGCGCGCGGTCGCCTCGTCGTAGCCCTCGTGGTGGAGCGCCTGGACGACGGCGAGCCAGTCATCGTAATGGAGCCCCGACGGGTCTATGGCGTCGAGCGCCTCCATGAGGTCGTAGCCGCTCATGCCACCTCACCCCTCGGGTCGTACGTCTTGGGGTCGACGCCGCGCAGCCTCCACGGCTTCCAGCCGCACGCGGCGAGCCTGCCGATCATGGCGCTCGCCGACTCGAAGCTCCACGTGCCAACATGTTGGAACCCGAACTTCTCAAGGCAGCGAATTTGCTTCGGCGTGGCGAGTCCGCTGTCGACGCGCGCCATGAGCGCGTCTATGAACGCTGACGCTTGCCCCGCGTTCTCGATGCCGTCGGACGCCACCCCGAACTTCTCGATGGTCTTGCGCTGCGCGTCGGTGACGTCGCCGTACTCCCAAAGCTTCGTGGGCACGTAGTTCTCGAGGTCGAGCTCCTGGATGGAAACCGCGAACTGGAGCGGGTCGACGAGCTTGCTCTTCTTCTTCCGTTGGGCCGCGAGCTCCCGCGCAAGGGCTTCCTCGCGCTCGGCCCTCACGTCGCGCTCGGCATCGTCGGCGAGCTCCTCGAGGTCGTACTCGCCTTCGCCCTCCTCGAGCATGGCCGTCATCTTCTCGGCGACCTTCGGGTCCCGTCCCAGCAGCGACGCCGGCCGCGCCAGGTCGTGCTTCTCGGTCATCCATAGGAAGTCGAGCAGCAGCAGGTGGTCCTTGCCCGGCGAGAGCCTCGTCCCGCGCCCGACCATCTGCGCGTAGAGCCCCCGCGACTTCGTCGGGCGGAGCACCGCGACGCAGTCGACGGCGGGGCAGTCCCAGCCCTCGGTGTAGAGCATCGAGTTGCACAGCACGTCGTACAGCCCGTGCTCGAACGCGTGCTTCTTGCGGGCGCGCTCCTCGGCGGTGTCGTAGCCGCTCGCCGCTACGGCGCGCATCCCCGCGCGGTTCAGCTCCTCGGCCATCCGCTCGGCGGTGGCCACGAGCGGCAGGAAGCACACAGTCTTCTTCCCCGCGCACTCGTCGGCCATGACGCGCGCGATCTCGGGCAGGTAGGGGTCGAGCGCGCTGCCCAGCTCCCCCGCCTGGTAGTCGCCGTGGGATACCTTCACGGCGGTTAGGTCAATCTCGAGCGGCAGGCATTTCGCCCTAATCGGGACGAGGTAGCCGTCGGCCACGGCGCGAGCGAGCGGGTACTCGAAGGCTATGGAGTCGAACACCTCCGAGAGCCCGCGCCTGTCCGCGCGGTCGGCCGTGGCCGTGACCCCCAGCAGGAAGCCGCCCCCCTCGGCGTGGCGCTCGATGATGCGGCGGTACGAGTCCGACACCGCATGGTGCGCCTCGTCCACGATGAGCACCCTGTAGTCCTCGAGCGGGAACTCGTCTAGGCGCTGGCCCTGCATGGTCTGCACGCTGCCAACGACGAGCGGCGCGCACGTGCCGTCGTCGTCCCACCTGCTGCCCGCCTTCTCGATCGCGGCGGGAATCCCGCACATCGCCGAGAGCCTGGACGCCGCCTGCTCTATGAGCTCGCCGCGGTGCGCGAGGACGAGCACGCCGCTGCCGTTCTCGACGGAGCGCCGCGCCACCTCCCCGAACACCGTGGTCTTGCCCGTACCCGTTGCCATGACGAGCAGCGTCGAGCGGTTGCCCTCCGCCCACTCGCCGCGCACGGCCTGCACTGCCTGTTCCTGGTACCCCCTCAGCTCTACCATTCGTCGGCGGCGACTGCGTCCTCGCCGCCGTCCTTGACGATTGGCTTGCCGTCCGCGGGCGCGTCGGCGGGGTCGAGGTAGCGCGCCACCGAGTTGATGGTCTTCTCCTCGCCGTCCTGGGTGTAGCTGTAGTGCTCGAGCTCCACCCATCCCGACTTGCCCACGATGTTGTCGAACTCGCGCAGGTTCAGCTCCTCGCCGTGCTTTCGCATGCCCAGCGCCAGGAAGAACTGGCACAGCTTCCACTCCTGCGAATCGTCCAGGTAGAGGTTGTTGGTGACGTCGGACACCTCCGAGCCCGTGCCCACGCGCAGCATGACCTTCGCCATGGGGCACGCGGGTATCTTGCCCGTGCCGTTGTTGTAAGCCTTCTCCATCGACTTGACGGTGAACGGGTATGCGCCCTCCGGCAGCAGCCTGAAATCGCCGCCGTCGTTCTTGATCGTGGAGTCCCAGCCTAGTGCGGTCATTTCCTACTTCCTTCCTCCCTAAAAGGGAATCTTGTACACATCGCCGCGGTCATCGATGGTCGCGACGATCTTCTCCCAGTGCTTGAGCAGCGTGTTCTTGACGAAGTCGACCGAGTACTCCGAGATCGGGGTCTCCTCGGTGTAGTGGTTGTTCTTGCGCGACGCGACGGCATCCCTCAGCTGCGCCTCGCTAATCTGGTAGTCGGCCATGAGCTGGTGGAGCTGCGCGAACTCGGGCTCTGTCACCTCGACGAACTTGAGGTCGGACGCCTGGACGGCGTCGGCTTCGGGTTGCGCGCCCGCCTCCGCGCCGGCCTGCGCCTCGGCATCGTCCTCGGGCCCGGCCTTCGCGCCGTCCACTACCTTGTCCGCGATGGCGGAGAACTCGAACGGCAGCTCGTCGGCGAGCCCCAGCCGGTTCTTGGCGTCGTAGGCGGCGGTGTGCGTCGCGTACATGACGCGGCGCTTGCCGCCCGTGGCCTTGTACTTCTTGGTCTGCTCGTCCTTCATCATGTCGTTCTTGTAGTTCGCGAACAGCAGCAGGTCGCACCATTCCTTGACGAGCGGCGCGCACTTCTTCTGGAGCTTGAGCTCCCATCTGTCGTATGCGCCCATCTCGTCGGGCTGCTCGAACTTCTTGATCTGGGCGTGCGCCACGACGAGCACGTTCTTGCCCGCCGCGATGACGTTGTCGAGCGTCGCGAACAGCTTGCCGAACTCCTCGACCAGGTAGGTGTAGCCCTTGCCGTAACCGGCGTCCTCGATGCTCTTCCACTTCTTGACGGTGAGCACGTGGGTCGTGCACAGGGCCTCGGCGGCGTCCGCCGTGTCGATGACGAGCGTGCCGACCTCGGGCATCTTCGCAGCCGCCTCCACCTCGGCGAGCAGCCCCAGCCATTCGGTCGGGCGCGGCAACCTCGCCACGTCGTAGTGGCCGCTGCCGTCCTCGACGTCTATGAAGACGGCGTTCGGCCACGCAGCCGCGAACGTGGTCTTGCCGACGCCCTCGACGCCGTATATGACCGCCTTGAGCGGCTTGGGGGACACCCCCCTGCTAATCGTGTAAGCCATGTCTTTCCCTCCTATCCGATTCCGAGAATCCTCTCGAGGTCTTCGAGCGTCTTCTCGTACCTGGCATGGTCGTGCGCCAGCATGAAGACGTTGCTGAACTTCGTGAGCAGGATGTTCATGAGCAGCGCCGTGACGTCGTTCCCCGACAGGTGGTACTTGTCCGCGAACTCGTCGACGAGGCCGTAGAGCGTCCTCATCGCCTCCTCCATGTGATCGCGGTGCTCGGCGAGCGTCGTGCTCTCCTCGTAGGCTCTCTCGCTCATTCGCGTTCTCCTTCCCTTGCTTTGCTCATAAGCTCGTCGTAGAGCTCGCGCACGCCCTCGCGGATTTCGTGGTTTGCGCGCTCCCGGTCGGGCTCGTCATCGTCTTGTCGGTTCCACGGCGCGAGCGGGTCGCCAGCCCACGTTCCAGGCGGGTAGTTGTCGTAGGCGCTCATACGCCCGCCTCCCCGCCCAGAGCCGAGGACAGCCTGCGCTTGAGCACCGTCTTGCGGCCCGCGGGCTTGAACGTGCCCTCGTGC